CTGCAGAACCCGCTGGTCGGTGTGCCGGAGCTGCGCAACACCTATGCGCGGCTGCTGGAGACCGCGAACATCTCCGACATCAGCAGCTACTTCCGCCAGCTGCCGCCTGGCTGGCAGCCGCCGCCGCCGAACAATCAGCCGACCCCCGAGCAGCTGCTCGCCCAGGTGCAGTCGCAGAAGAACTCGGCCGACCTCGAGACCGACCGCGGCAAGGCGCAGACCGATCGGGCGAAGACCCTGATGGACGACGACCTGCAGCGCGACAAGGCGGCACTGGACAACTGGAGCCGGGTCTACATCGCCTCGATCGCCGCCGGTGCCGGGCTGCCGGTGCCGTCGATCGATGAGTTCAAGGCGAGCATGCAGAGCCGTGTGCCATCGGTCGGCATGATGTCCGACGTGCCGCCGGCGACCTCACCGGCACCACCGGCCACAGCAGCCCCACAGGGGCCGCCAGGAGCGCCCCAGGCGGCGCGGCCGCCATTGCCTGGTGCGGCAGCCCTACCACCGCCGCAGGCGGCTCTACGACCGCCTGGTGCGCCGCCGGGCGGTGGTGGCCCTGACCCAATGACGGCCGCCGCGGTGCGGTCGGCATTGGGCAGCGGCAGCATGCCGACCGCCTACGGTCAGCTGGCGCAGCGCGCTGCGCTCAGCCCGCTGATGGCACCCGGTGGACCGCCACTGCCGCGGCCGGCCGGTTGAGATCCCAGGGGTCGTGACTCCCTTTCAGACCTGACGGGTGCACAGGGCCACATGGGCCGCCTCTCTCGCGCGGGGATCCCCTGGGGGACGAGAGCACATGGTCTCCGCGCATGGGTAAAGCTGGGTCACATAAAGTGCAGGAGGCTAAGGCGGCCCGCACCCCAACCAACCAGGAGATATCAGCATGGTGACACATCCATCTCGCCCGTATCAGGACGAAGCACGCGTCGCGCAGCGGCCGAGCCCGAGCACCGCGCACAGCCACCCGGCGCGACCTTACGGCACGGCGCCGAAGGCGCTGTCGAGCAGCTCAGCCAATAACGGCCGCTGGGGCGACACCAGGCCGAGCCCGGTGCTGCCGACGCGGGTGCCGAGCATGACCCCGACACCGGAACATGGCTGAGCCGCCCGCCGCTGAGAAAATACTCGCCTCCGAGGGCGCCAAGCGCCTGGCGCAAGACCCGATCCTGCAGGGCGCCCTCGATCTCCTGGTAGCGGACGCCACCAGCCAGGCGGTGTTCCACAATGACCCCACCGAGCGTGAGCAGAGCCGCCAGCTGGTGCTGGCGATCGCCAAGCTGCGCGGCGCCCTCGAGGTCGCTGCGACCTACAGCGAGCAGCGCCTAGCCGACGCCGCGAACGCCCGAAGCTTCGAGTAATCCCCATGTCAGAGACTGCCTCCGCTCCGGCGCCAGCTGCGCCGGCTGCCCCAGCTGCGCCACCTCTAGCTCAGTCATTACCTGAGGTCGCGCCGCTCCCCACCGCACCACCCGCCAAAGATCAGCCGGCGATCTCCGTCTCGGAGGCGGCGCGGATGATGCGCGAGCGCCGCCGCCAGGCCGAGCAGGCGCAGGCGCAGGCGCAGACGCCAACCACACCAGGGGCACCGCCGCCGGCGGCTGCACCAGCACCTCCGGTCGCACGCTCGCCGCTCGATACGGCGTTCGGCGTGCCGGCCGATGCCACGCCTGGTGCCGAACCTGGCCTGGAAATCGACGGCAAGAGCTACAGCCGCACGGAGCTGGCCAAGGCGCTGAGCCAGGCGGGCGACTATACCCAGAAGACCCAGCAACTGGCCGCGCGTGAACGCCAGATCCAGGCGCAGGCCGAGGCGATCGCCCAGGTGCTGCCGCACATCCAGCCTGAGCTCGCGCGGCTGCAGCAGCAGCTCGAGGGCGCCCAACCGCCAGATGCGCAGCTGGCGCAGACCGACCCCACCCGCTACGTCCAAGAGCTGGCCAAGTTTCAGCAGCTGCAGGCCGAGCAGCAACGCGTCGCCAACCTGACCGCGCTGCAGCAGCAGGCGCAGAACCGGGCGATGGCCGCCGCGGTCGAGCAGGCCAACCAGGAGCTGGCGCAGGAGTTTCCGTTCTGGGCCGACGCCGCGCAGCGCGCCACCGTGCAGCGCGAGATCGTATCATGGGCCACCACCAAGGGCGGCTATACGCCCGACGAGCTGCGCGGGCTGACCTCGGCCAAGATGCTGCGCACCATGATGAAGGCGGCGCAGTTCGATAAATGGGTCGGTTCGCTGAAGACCGCCGCACCAGCGCAGCAACTCGCCGCCCCGGTGCGCGGCACCCCACCACCGCCGGCGCCGTCCGAGCGGGTCGTCGCGGCCGAGGCGGCATTCGACGGCAAGCCCAACGTGCGCAACGCCGCCGCCCTGCTCACCGCCCGGCGCGCCAACGGCAGCGCTTGACGCAGGCGGTCTACCCGCCGGTATACACACGCCGACCCGCGGGGGCAGTGCTTGCACCAAGCAACGCGGGTGACGTGCCGGCACTGGCCTGACCAAGTCGACGCGCCCACGCCTGGGGAGTGCTTGCACCAACCCCGGAAACGCCGCTCCCCGTCGTCAGTCACGCCCATTGCACATCCCGATAACCCGGCGTGTTGACGCGCGTATCTACGCGCGCGCCCGCCATGCAATGGAGCGTGGGATATGGCCGTTCCCCCGATGGGTGCGACCCCAGCCAATACGTATCTGGAAACAGCCGCAGTCGGCGTAAAGGAAGACCTCGCCGACATCATCTACAGAATTGACCCAGACGAGACACCCCTACTGTCGGCTATTCCGCGGGTCGGTGCTCGTCAGGTATTGACCGAGTGGGTCACCCAGGAGCTGAACCCCGCGGCGGATAATGCGCAGCCTGAGGGCTTTACTGCGGTTATGCATGCCGTGCTGAAGCCGGTCAGGTTGAACAACGTGGCGCAGATCCTGGCTCGCACGGTCGGTGTGTCGAACACCCTGCGGGTGGTCGACGTGGTCGGCGGCGAGGATGAGTTCAACCGCCAGCTCGTGCTCAGGGGTCTGGAAGTGAAGCGCGACCTCGAGCTGGCGATCACCTCGCCGCTGGTGCGCACCATCACCGATCCCAGGCATATGTCTGGGCTGCCGTGCTACACGGTGAACGGCTCGCGCGGGGCCACCGGAGCGATGCCGGTGGGCGACGGCAGCAATGCCGGGACCGCCGGCACGGCGCGCGATCTCGACCTGGCGACGGTGAACGCCGCGATGCAGCAGTGCTGGCAGGCCGGCGGCAAGCCGTCGCTCGCCATCATGAGCGGCAACATCAAAAGCTACTTCTCGCAGCTCAGCCAGGGCGGCACCAATAACAACATCGTCGCGCAGAATATCGTGCAGGCCTCGCCCGAGGGCGAAATGACGATCCAGGGCGCGGTCGATGTCTATCGCACGAATTTCGGCACTCTGCAGCTGGCGCCTGACCGTTTCATGCCGTTGCACCAGATCATCCTGGTCTCGACCGACTACGTCGAGCTGGCGCCGTTGCCAGAGCGCGACATGATCCAGCAGGACTACGCACAGACCGGCGATAATAGCCAGGGCGGCGTGATTTTCGAGGGTTCTATCAGGCCCACCGCACCGAAGGCGCACGCCACCATCTTCGACCTGAACCAATAGGTCGAATACTGTGCGTATACTGTTCGAGGGCGAGAACCCGGCGATCAGTCGGCGCACCACGCTGACGATCGACCCGGACACCGGCCTGCCGCTGATCATGCAGTGGCAGGACACCCGGCCGATCGTCGAGAGCGCCAAGCGGATCGCTGCCTCGTTCGATCCGCACCGCCATCCGCGCCAGGACATCCAGCACGTGGCCCGCATCCCGTTGGTGATGTGGCAGCGCCTGGCGCGCGTCGGGATCACCCGCGACGAGGTCGCCTTCACCGCATGGCTGAACAGCAGAGAGGCACGCGCATTGCGCTGTGACGACGGGAGGAAATTGTAATGGCCAGTCCGACGACCAATCAGCCCACCGAGGAGCCGCGCCCGGCACGCACGCCTGGTGTGGCCGCCACGCCTGGTGAGGTCACAACGATGAAGCCGGCGATCGGTGCGTTGCTGCAGACGCGCGACACCCGACCGGCCGAGCCGGTGCTGTTCGACGACATCGATCCGGTGCTGCTGGTGCGGCTGTATCCGCACGCGGCCAGCGGCGAGGAGGCACGCGCCGAGGCCAAGAAGGCCGGCGCCGCGGCGGCCGAGGCAGCGATGCACCTGGTCGCCGCGCAGCAGGACGACGGGGGCCCTCCCCCCGCGTAATGCATGGCCTCGTATCAGCAGCTGCAGGACGACGTGATGGGGTGGCTCAACCGCCGCGATATCGCGTCGCTGATCCCCGGCTGGACGCGCCTGGTTGAGACGGAAATCGCCGAGACGCTGCGCGCCAGGTGCATGGTGGTGTTCGGCCTGCAGGACATCGACAACCCCTACATCACCATGCCGCCGTCGTTCGCCGCGATGGAGAGCATCCGCGACGCGCGCACCGGTGAGCTGCTCGACCTCAAGGACGAGTGGAGCGGTTCCTGGGTGTCGGCCTATCTGCCGAGCGCGATCAGCGTGTATGGCCAGCAGAACCTGGCGGCACCCTGCAGTGCATACCGGTTGCTGGCGGACTGCATCGAGTTCCTGCCGCACGTGGTGGTGCCGGATCCGCCGGATCCGACCTGGAAGCCACAGACCGTGCTGATGGGCTGGTATGCCAAGCCGACGCCCCTGGTGCTGCCGGCCGACACCAACAGCGTGCTCGAGGCGCACTACGCGATCTACCTCTACGGCCTGTGCAAACAGGGCGCGATGTTCGAGCTGGACGATGACCGCAGCCAGCAGATGGATGCCGCCTGGCAGCAGGTGGTGACCAGAGCCAATCTGTGGAAGCAACAATCCGACTACAGCGGCGCGCCGTATCGTGCCGAGCTGGCGGTGGTGTTCTGATGCCCGGGTCAGCCACGCTCTACACCCAGCAATACGTGCTGATGCACACCCTGGCAATTGCGGCAATGCCACAGCCGCTCGGGGTGTTCCTGGCGTTGTGCACGAGCGCGCCGACCGCGATCAATCGCGGCAACGAGGTCGGCGGCGGCGGCTATGCGCGCCAGGGCGCCGGCTGGCAGCTGCAGGCCGCGCCGAACAACAACATCGCCGCCAACACCGCTTCCATTGAGTTCCCGGCAGCCACCGCCGACTGGGGCAACATCGGCTGGTTCGAGCTGTGGGACACCCCCGGCGGGGCCGGCGGCAATCGGCTCTATTGGGGCCCGCTGGTGGATCCCACCGATGGCGTGACGCCGATCACCCGCAACGTGCTCGTTGGCGACATCGTGCGGTTCCTCGCCGGCACGATCCAGGTGCAGGCCACCTGATGTGGCAGCCCCTCCGCGCCCGTACGGCGTCGGCCGCTACGGCACCGGCGCCTACAGCCGCTACAGCGGCGAGGTGTTCATCGTCGGTGGTGCGTGCGACCTGGCGTTCACCGTCGTCGCCCGCGGTGTGCAGCGCAGCCTGCCGCTGCAGGCGCGCAGCGCGATCACCTGGTCGGTGTGGGCCCCGCTGCGCCTGGCGCACACCTTCCTGGGGCGCAGCTCGATCAGCTGGAGCGTGCGCTGCCTGGGCGTCACCCGGATCACCCAGCCGCAGGCTGCCAGCTCGATCACCTGGTCGGTGTGGGCCAGCCACAGCGCGCTCTCCTGGGCGGTCTACGCGCCGTGTGTGCCTGGCGCCTGGGGTGGTAGCGACCCATGCCTGGCAGGGGCCTGGAGCCCGCCCGCAGGCCCGGCAAATGGCAGTTGGAATGGCGTGAGGTTGCCAGCACCATGAGCGGCAGCACGACACCGGTCCTGGGCCTGTATAAGCCGCTGGTCGACGGCGACGACGACGCCTGGGGCGACTACCTCAACAACAACTGCGACATCCTCGACGGCATCGTGCTGCCGCTCACTGGCGGCCAGATGCGCGGGCCGCTGATCACCGTGATGGGCGGTGGCGGCTCCAATCTCGGCATCGGCATCGGCAACAACACGACCGGCCTGTGGAACGCCGGCAGCGGCGGCACGCTGGTGGTGCAGACCGGCGGGGTCGCCAACACGCTGTTCGGGCCCACCGCCAACCAGATCGGTCTGCCCACCAGCATGGTCAGTGGTGCCGTCTTCACCCTGGCGGCGGATCCGGTGCAGCCGATGCAGGCTGCCACCAAGCGCTATGTCGATAACCTACTATTCCCCGACGCGCCATCGGACGGCACAAGCTACACGCGCACCAGTGCGGCCTGGAGCAATGCGCCGACCTTCGCCACAACCAAGATCGGATCGGGCTCACAGAACGCGCTGACAATCACGCCGGGGGCCAGCGCTGCCGCTGACATCACCTTTACCCAGAGCGGCAACGCGACCTTCTACTTCAGCAAGGGGGGCGGCGGCGTCCAGCTTAACTACAGCGGCGGCCCCTACATCTTGGGGATCGGCAATAGTCTCACCATTCGCGCGGGCGCGCCCGGCAACAACGTCCTATTTCAGAACTCGAATGCCGGATGGTTGGCGATGGTTCTGGACGGCTCGTCCAATAACGCATCGCCGAACTACTTCCGCATAAGCAATTCCGCCGCAGCAGGCACCCCATCAATTGCATCGGACGGCGGTGGAGCGAATGTCGGTTTGCAGCTTGCCCCTAAAGGGACAGGCGGCGTGCTATTCGGATCGGGCACGCAGAACATCCTGACGCTCACGCCAGGGGCCGCAGCGGCGAATGCGGTCACCTTCGGCACCAGCGGTGCGGGTGGCATCAATCTCAGCGGCACGGTCACGGCGGTGACGCGACCGGTCGGCACCAACGACACGACACTGGCGACGACTGCGTTCGTTGCAACGAGCTATCTACCGCTCATTGGCGGCACGCTGACTGGCAACCTCAATGTCGTGCCAGCGGCTGGCGCTGCACAGTTGACGGTGGCGGCACCAGCCGGACAAACCACCGCCATCTCCCTGCAAGCGCCATCTGGCCAATTTCGGGAGATCGTTGGCGGTAGTGCTACCGCTGCGCGTTGGGCAGTCGTGTTGGGGGATGGCGCGGCAGAGACTGGCAGCAATGCCGGCGCCAATTTTGCGATCCAGCGGTTCAGTGATGCGGGCGCGTATATCGATCAGCCGCTGTCGATCAACCGCGCGAATGGCGTGACGTTGATCGCGCCGGCCAGCGGCACCAACGCACTGCTACAATTGACCGGAACCGGCGCGGCATCGGCGCAGATCAATATGTCGCGTGCCGCTGGGCAATCCGCGCAGATCCCCGCCATGAGCAGCGGTAGTCTGCGCTGGAACTTAGTCATTGCCGATGGTGGCGCTGAGACCGGCGGCAATGCCGGCAGTAATTTCAGCCTACTGCGCTACAGCGATGCGGGCGCTTATATCGACATACCGCTGAACATCAATCGAGCAAGTGGTAGCACGACACTCACTTCGCTGATCATCGGTGGTAGCAATCAGTATGTGCTCTCGCAAGATAGCGCGTCCTGTTATCATCAGTTCAGCCCCAACTGGTATTGGGCCTGGAACAAGAGCAACGGCACGCTGAGTTGGATCGCCAACGGTCTGGGCGCGTTCAGTATCGACGGCAGCGGCAACGGCAGTTTCGCCGGGACGATGAACTCCGCCGGATGGCAATATGCAGGCAATGCGGCGTTCGGCTGCTGGTATGATGGCTATCGGTTTTTAACCAACAACGTGAACGCTGACAGTTCTCAAAACCTCACCCGCAGCTATATGCAGAACAGTGCGTGGTGGGCGGCTGAGGCGATGTTTGTGGCCGCATCACAAACCTCTGTCTCCATCTACTGCAATTCCAGCAGCTTCAGTGTTTCGTGGGCAGCCTCCGCATCCGACCGTGCGCTGAAACGTAACATCCGCCCGGTGCAATGTGATGCGCTGGCGCGTGTGCGTGCGGTGCAGGTGCATGATCTGGACTATGTGCCGCGTGATCTGCCGGATGATTGGCAGCCTATCTTCGAGCATTGGGATTGCAGCCTGATCGCCGACGAAGTGGAAGCGGTGATGCCGTTCGCGGTGATCCCTGCACCACCACCATTGCCAGAGCGCCCCGACGCCAAGGGCTACGCCAGCCTCAACACGTTGCATCTGGTCGCCACGCTATGGCGCGCGGTGCAGCAGCTCGCTGACGAATTGCAAATCATGAAAGCCGCGAGGGCATAAATGGCTGCGACGCTCATCAGCAACACCATGCCCTACAACTGGGGCATGCTCACCAACCGCATGATCGCGCAGATGATCGGCGGCAACACGCAGCTCAACCGGCTGCAAGAGGCAATCGCCACCGCATCCTCGGGCTACGAGGGCACGCCTGGCACCGAGTTCGAGATCGGTGGCGGCATGAACACGTCTCCGACAAACCTGTTCGGCGTACAGGCTGATCCCAACGCGCCTGGGCAGAAGGGCTCGGACTATCGCTATGCGATCGAGAAGCTGCACGCCGCCTGGCAGGCCTTCTGGACCACGGCGCAGCCCTACATCGACCAGCTCGACAATGGCAGCAACGCACTACTCTGATGGAGCATTCCGATGGCAACGCTCGCTGGCCAGATGGCCAACACCGTGCAGGCCAACCCGCAATGGCACGCGTGCAACGGGCAACCGGTCTATGTGCTGGATCCCAAGCAGCCGCGCCGCACCGCGGCCGGCACCGCGTCGTATGGCGATCAGCGCGACTATGTGCGCCGCGTCGGTCACCAGGGGCGCCGGCGTGGCCTCGGTCCGCTCGGCTGGATCGTCTGCCTGCCCTACGACCCGGCCGGCGCCTGGAACATCAGCCTGGCCGATGACAACACGGAAACCGCGCTGACGCCGCCGGTGCCGTGGCCCGGCAAGCCACCGGCGGGGGTGAAGTGATGGACGAGCCGCAGCCCCAGCAACCAGTGCAGGTGCCCGGCACCCTGCCGCTCACGGTGACGCTGCAGGCAGCCGTCTGGCAGCAGCTGCTCGGGTTCCTGGCCGAGCAACCGTTCAGGTCGGTCGGTCCGTTGATTGGCGAGATCGAGCGGCAGTGCCAGCCGCAGATCGAGCTGCACCTGCGCGCACCGCCGCGGGCCAACGGGGAGATCCGCGCCGATGCCTGACGCCTTCACCCCGAATTTCGGTCTGGTCAAACCGGAGATCGGTGCCAGCCGAGATACCTGGGGAACCAAACTCAACCAGAACGCTGATCTGCTCGACGAGTTCCTGGGCTACGCCATGCCGGTCGGCGCAATCATCGATTTCGCCGGCCCACAAGCACCGCCTGGCTGGCTGATCTGCGACGGGCGGTTGGTTTCACGCATCACCTATTCTGCGCTGTTCGCCATCATCGGCACGTATTGGGGCGCTGGTGACGGGTCGACCACGTTTGCGCTGCCGCCGACGCCAGGCCGCTCCTGTGTTGGCCCAGGCCAGGTGATCGACGAGCAGGGCAACACCGTGCAGTTCACCTTTGCCTCGACCCGCGGCGCGGTCTACCGGCCGATTGCCCAGGCCAATTTGCCGGCGATCAACCTGGTGACCGATGCGCAGGGCAACCACGCGCATAGCGGCGCCACGGCGCCTGGCGGCAACCACACGCACAGCACCGACGTGCAGGGTAGTCATACGCACTCCGGCAGCTACGCCGTGGATCACTCACACCCCGTGGTCGGCGGGACCGATGCGCAGGGCAATCACGTCCACAACGTGCAGCAGCGCAATGAGATTGTCGGTGGGGTGGCCAGTGGCCCGACCACTATTGCCGCCGGGCAGCCTGGCTCGAATAGCTATATCGGGTTCCAGACCGACGCGCAGGGCACGCACGGGCACAACATCGCCTTCCAGTCGGGCAATTCCGGCAACCTGCCGCTTGGCATCTACGCTGATGGCGCACACGGCCACAACCTCAGCTACAGCGGCAATTTGCAGCTCGGCATCTATGCTGACGGCACGCACCAGCACAATGTCGCGCTGGGTGGTTCTGGCGCCGGCCTCGACATCATGGCGCCGGTGTTGGTCGCGACAAAAATCATCTTCGCCGGCCAGCAGGCCACGACATTGTTGGAGCGCGTCGCGACCATCGAGATGGGCCGCCGGCGCCTGGCTGCGCCATCGCGCGGGCCGCACTAAAATGCCGCGACTACCGACCGCACCGCCGCCTGGCATCGTGCGCAACGCCACCCCGGAAGCAACGCAGGGCCGTTGGTTCGACTGCAACAACGTGCGCTTCCGCCAAGGCCAGCCGCAGCCGATCGGCGGCAATGTCATGCAGCCCAACAGCGGCGTCGCGGATTTGCCGCGCGATCTGTTGACGTGGCACGACAATAAATCGGTCCGCTGGGCGGCGTTCGGCACCGACAGCAAGCTGTTCGTGTATCGCTTCGATCTGCAGCAGATCCTCGACATCACGCCTCCCGGCGTGGGTCCGCTCGATCCGCCAGGCGCGCTGGTCGGTTTCGGCCTCGGCGATTATTCCGCCGGCACCTACGGCACCCAGCGCGATCCCAGCGACATCGGCCCACAGGACATCGCCGCCTCGATGGGCGACCGCTGGAGCATGGACACCTTCGGCGAGTACCTGTTGT